TTGTTACAAGTGATAAAGCTTTTTTTATTTCAGATACAGCGACAGGTATAGCTAATGGGGGAGATGTATTATTTCCTAATACAGCAGATGCAGACTTTATTGATATGACAGGCTTTAATGACGTGCAAATAGCTATTAAACCCACAAATGCAGGCAATTATGCCATTAGTGCCGTTATGGGGCCAGCTACTCATCAGTTCGCTAACTTAAGCCCTGTTAATTCTGCCGCCGTGTTAAGAGGTGCAGGCTGGGCTTATGATACAGATCCAGATATGGAGAATTTGTTTTTAGATTCAGCAGAGGCTTTAACAGCTAACGTTTGGAATATCTTTATGATCAAGCGTTCTTTATCTAATCAAAAGCTATTACAGTTTAAAGTAACTAACGATAGCGGTGGCAATAGTGACATTGACTTTGCATATTTGAGGGTAGTGTGAATGACTACGATCTTAAACATTGAATGGCCATCATGGTTTAACGATTCCAGGACAGTTGAACAGATTTTAGTTAGATTACTTCTAGTATATCTTACAGGTAAAGAAACAGGAATAGTGTGAATAAAGAGTTTGAACAATGGATAGACAAAATGAAGCTAAGACAATGGCTTCAAGCACTATCACCTGTTTTAGCTCCTATTGTAGTCTTCGGTTTGTGGCTAGGCTTTGCGAAACTGGACAAAAGAGCAGATGCACTATCAAAATTAATTGCAATAGCGGAACCAATACCGACAGTAGATCTTAATCTACCTAAACCAGTTGTCCTGGCTTCTTTGTATCATTCAGTAGATGAAGCTTTAGACGTTATAGGTGATGTTATGAAATTCCTTCAAAGCATAGAAGTTCCAAATGCAGAAAAAATAGTAAAAGACATAAAAAAAGAATTAGAAGAAGCAATTATTCCAGACACTCCAGGAGATGTTAAATTTAATTCAGATCTATTAGCTTGTTACAATAATGCAAAAAAGAATTTGCCTAAACTTGGATTTAGTCAAACTGCCCCGCCCTGGATAATTAGCTGTATGTTAAGAAAAGGATATAGTATTTCAGATGTAACGAAAGAAGTAATACAAAGGAAGTTCTTTTGAATGACAGACAGCCAATTCGTAATAGTATGGCTCTCGAGCTTTTTGCTATACTTGGTCATTTATACATACTGGATTCCTCTAAAAACTCAAAAGAGGATAGAAGTTTGGCTAAGAAGTAGTGAATCAGATGAAACGCTACTAGAAGCTCTAGAAATAGTAGTAAAAAGAATAAGAGAGCAGACATTAACAGATTTTGAAGAATTTATGATGCCTAGAGCTAGAGAGTCCTTGCAAAAGTTTTGGTCCGGTGCTATGGGTAACGCTGTAAAAGAAATAGGTAAAACTGAAGAAGGATCTAAATTGCAAATGCTTAGTTCGATGGCTCAGGATTTGAGCGGTCAGCCCTGGTATGTTCAAGCAATGGCCTCTAAGTTACTCCCGATCATTGAAAATGCAAGTAAGACGGAGGGTGGTGCAACTAAAGTGCCTGAAATCGGTCTAGGATTGCGGAAATAACGCACTTTTACGCAAAAGTAAGACACTTTAGAAGCTTTCATAATACCCTAACCTACCTTATCACTAACTAAAGCTTAGCGTCGCCCACACTTGAAACAACGTATAACATACCTGGAGGCAGATCCTCGCATACAGCTACAAATCATAGTCTTTCCTTAATATCTTCTAGTAGTTCGATAACTTGACACTTCCAACATAACCACATAACCTTTCCATAGTTGTTAGTCTGACAGTCAGTGCAATTATACATTATTCTCAATCCTCAATGAATAACCTAGCTTCTTTGATTGTGAAACTTTAAAGATAGTCCTGGGATTATTAGTTTTTAAACCCCCTCGTTCATCGTTTACCCATTTTGCTAACGTAGATTCTTTACCAATACGCATAATAGTTGTTGTATTATGTAGATAAGAATAATTATCATTTGAATGTTTAATTAATTCACATTCTAAACCTAGATAATATTGATCATTACCGTCTTTGTCAGGTTTAACAAAGTCCTGGTCTACCTTTCCGGTAAAGCGTAAGATAGCGTGTTCACCATCCCATAATGCAAAGCTTGGCGTAGATTGATACGCACTTAAAATGTTCTCGGACATATTTCTTTAGTAGGTGATGGGGGTATATATGTGATTTGGAAAGGGAAAGAGTTTATATAACACAATTCGATATACAATTATGCCCGTTGGAGTATATCGTAAGAAAACTAAAGCAGGTCGCTTCATGTATTTCCGTGACGGAAAACTCATCTCGAAAAAATCTTATGATATGTCGAAGGCTCGGACATCCTCACGACCGAAACGGGCAAGATCTAATAAAAAGAAAGGAAGTAAAAGATATATGAGAAAAGGTATCCCCCATCCATCTATTAGCGGTATGGCTAGTGGTTTGGCAATAGCATCATACCTAAACAGCGGTAAAGAAAAAACTCGTACGTCACCAACAGGTGAAGGAGTCATAAAGGACGTTACTGACGGTGAACTAGGTAAAGCGTTCGGAACCTTATCACATAATGCGGTTAATATGATCGGGACAGATGCAGGAAGAAAAGTATTGATCGGTTCAAGCATGATTGCTTTGGCCGGTGCTTTCGCACGTTCTCGATTCCCACAATTAAAGTTAGGAGGAAGTAAACTCTACTTCAGGGTTTAAGGAGTAAACAAAATATGAGTATTGTAATTTCAAGATCTGAGAGTCAGCTAAGTGCAACTACATCTTTCCAGGCAATGGATAATTTGGCATCAAGTTCTGTAAGTTCCAGTTTTGTTATACCGTCGAACGTTTCGGCAGTAAAACAGATCACAATTTCTGTATGTGCAGATGGATCAGAAGAATTTGTACCACTAGTACAACTTTCGGGTAACTCGATGAGAGACGGAAGTGCGGTATTTGCAGGTAAAGGATTCAGTGCTTTAACTACATCTACAGGCGCAACAAGTAACAGTATAACATATGATACAAACCTTAGCATAGTTTCAGGAAATTCTATGGAAATTGGATTTGCTGTCACTGACAGTGCGACAGTATCAGCAGTTGTAACTTTACAGCTAGAATAAACATGCCACGCAAATCTATTGCGCCATGGTCTGAGAGAGTCAACGAGGGACTAATAGATCAACCAATAGACAGTGAGATTTTAGCTAGCCAAAGTTTAAGACCGACAGTCAATACAGGCACTATTGATAGAGACGGACAGTGGAAAGGTATTGTTACAAGTGATAAAGCTTTTTTTATTTCAGATACAGCGACAGGTATAGCTAATGGGGGAGATGTATTATTTCCTAATACAGCAGATGCAGACTTTATTGATATGACAGGCTTTAAT